CACGAACTTGATAGTATTATCACCCGTGTAGGTGAGAATTCACGAATCATTTTTTGTGGTGATGCATCTCAAACTGACTTGACCAAGACTTATGAACGCAACGGCATTCTTGATTTTATGAAGATTATTGAACAGATGAATGAAACTTTTGAGATGGTTGAGTTCGGTGTTGAGGACATCGTTCGCTCTGGTCTTGTCCGTGAATACATTATGAAGAAGATAGCTCTTGGTCTCTAATGCAAAGAACATATCATAATTTTCTAGGTGAGATCGAACTAGAGAAGAAAGAAACCAACAACTGTCGTTTCTATCAACTACCAACTGGTGACTGGGTGCCTTCGATTACCTCAGTCACCTCTTTCTACAACCGTCAAATTTTTATCAATTGGAGAAAGAAAGTTGGTATTGAAGAGGCGAATCGTATCACAAAGAAAGCCACAACTAGAGGAACTGATTTTCATGAGGCAGCGCAGTCGTATCTTGAAGGTGGAGAAATCGATTGGGATAACCACCTCCCAGCAACCCAGTTTATGTTCCACTCCGCCAAACCGTACCTTGATAAGATTAATCATATCCATGCTATTGAGCGTACCCTTTATTCTGAGTATTTCGGTATTGCTGGCCGTGTTGATTGTATTGCGGAGTATGACGGAGAGCTTGCTGTCATTGACTTTAAAACTTCAGACAAAATTAAACCAGAAAGTTGGTTAGAAAATTATTTCGTACAGGAAACGGCTTACGCCTGTATGTACTATGAGATGACTGAGATACCAGTCAAGAAACTCATCACAATTATGACAACTCCCTCTGGAGAAGTCAAAGTGTTTGACAAAAGAAACAAAGACGAGTATATTAAGTTGTTAGTTCGATACATTAAAGAATTTGTTACTTACAATCTCCCCAATGAATAAAGACCTGGACAAGGTGCTCAAAGAAAAGTTTCTTTGTCAAACCAAATTCACAAAAGATATCGAAGAACTAGTTCGTGATAATGACGATCTGAATTATATTGACGCGATTGTTCACTATTGTGATCATCACAAGATTGAAGTAGAGTCGGTTGCAAAGTTGATTAGTAAACCTCTCAAAGAGAAAATCAAAGCCGAAGCTATAGAATTGAATTTTTTGAAACGTACATCTCGCGCTCGTCTCCCCCTGTGAAAGTGACACCATTTGAAGTCTATACCACCTACTTGGGAATGAAAAATCACTTCACCAGAGAGAAGTATGATTTCATTAAGTATGGTGGAAAGACCCGTGCATCTGTCGATTCTTTTAACAAAAGACGCGACAGATATTTTTTTGAAAGAATGTCCCGTAAAAAAGATGATGATGAAATTGTAAACTACTTTATTGCAAACTTCATATCTTGTGAAGATCCTGGTAAAATGTGGATAGGTGAAATTATTCAGAATGGAGAAACAAACTTCAAAGAGTGGCAAAGAAGGAATCAATCTTTGTCCTACCTTTTCGGAGACGAAGTTGAAAGAATCTTTACAAGAGATAATTTTGACAGTTACTTCCATACTCAAGGTCAACACCCGAAAATATTGAAATCTTATCTAAGAAAAGATATTTCATTAGAGACACTTATTATTTTAGATAAGATTCTAGGCTTTGCACAACATCTGGACAAGAGGCTGTTAGATCCAGTCTGGAGTACGGTTTCCCTGAAAATAAAGAAGTACAGCCCCTTTCTAAATATTGATGTGCTTCGATATAGAAAGATCCTGAAGGAGAAAATCCAATGAGTTTTTTACAAAGTGAATTGGTTCGTGCGGGTCTCGTTGAGATCAACGAACTGCAGGAGGAGATCTTCAAAGATGCAATGAAGTTTCCCTCTATGTCAACAAAGGATCAATATCAACATCTGGAGAAGTTAGAAACTCTCCTTGAAAAACAAAAGATTATGTATACAAGAGTCTGTCTCTCCGAAGACCCTGAAGCACAACAGATTAAAGAGAACATCATCGACGCATCTAAGATGCTTGGTTTTCCTAGTGAGGTGGATCCTGGTAATCTGTTCAACAATATGCATCTGACTATTCAAAATCTTCGTAAAATGGTGGAAAAGGGTCTTGACAAGTAGTTCATTCCCAAGTATCATTTATGTTGTCGATATCGCCACTGGTGATCAGCACCAGATGGCCAATAAAGGCCAAATCTTACAAAATCCGAGGTATCCAAATGTCCTTTGCCGATCTAAAGAAACAATCCAAACTTGGTTCCCTGACTTCTAAACTTGTAAAAGAAGTCGAAAAGATGAATTCTCCTCAGAGTGGAGATGATCGTCTTTGGAAGCCTGAGGTAGATAAGTCGGGTAACGGTTACGCTGTACTCCGTTTTCTTCCTGCACCTGATGGAGAAGATCTCCCCTGGGTGAAGATGTATTCTCACGCTTTCCAAGGCCCTGGTGGTTGGTATATTGAGAACTCTCTTACTACTCTGGGTCACAAAGACCCCGTATCAGAGTTCAACTCGCGTCTCTGGAATACTGGTTCCGACGCAGATAAAGAAACCGCACGTAAACAGAAACGTAAACTGTCTTACTACTCTAACGTCTATGTTGTGAAGGATCCTTCCAATCCTGAAAATGAAGGGAAGGTCTTTCTCTACAAGTATGGTAAGAAGATCTTTGACAAAGTGATGGCTGCAATGCAACCAGAATTTGAAGATGAAGATCCCATCAACCCATTTGATTTCTGGGCTGGTGCTGACTTCAAACTGAAGATCAAGAAGGTTGCTGGTTTCTGGAATTACGATAGTTCAGAGTTCTCACGCCCATCCCCACTTCTGGAGGGTGATGATCTTGCACTTGAAGTTCTCTGGAAGAAACAGTTCTCTCTTCAAGAACTTGTTGCTGACAGTCAGTTTAAGTCCTATGATGACCTGAAGAAACGTCTTGATAACGTTCTAGGCGCTGCACCCACACGTTCTCGCGTGGATGAAGAGGTTGGAGACGAAGACGACTTCCGTGGTCCTGTAAAGGATCTAGATGAGGAACTGAGTAACAAACTCAACAGTGTGAGTCGTCAACCTGTTGCTGTTGCTGCAGGTGTTGATGAGGATGAGGATGATGCGTTGTCCTACTTCCAAAAACTAGCTGAAGAGTGACGGCCAACGAAATCGTTATCGTTTTTCAAAAATAGTGTGAAAAAAATTTCTGGGGCTTTTTGACCCGCCAGGGTCGCCCCAGTTTTTTTAGCCATATACTGCGCGGTATATGGTTACCCAGTAATCCGAATATTCTCTGTCTTCTTTAAATCAGTTGTGACAAACTGCGAAGATTGACCATATTTCATAATATTCTCAAAGTCTTTAATCACGATAGGAACGAACTCCTTGCTGATGATATTGATATTTCTCTTTTCATCATTTCTGTTAAGTTCATATTCAAAATAAGAAACAGATTTGATTGGTGATACTCTACGAATCTGACCACCTCTGAGATATTGAACTGTAAAGTTTTCATCAACTGAAAGACCGCCTTGAATAATTAATTGATTATCAAAATCTCTGAATTCAATTGTTTCATAGTGATGAATCTCTACCAACTGTTGAGGTGTGTATTTTTCATTTAAGTATAAATTAAGATCAAACTCTGTCATTGGCCAGTCATTCTTGATATCAATGATGTTGTTGGCGGTCATAATTAACCAATCAAGATCTGGTGTTCCATACACGTCTTCAGATGTAATATCAGGTCTATCATCACCGACAATTTTGTACTTGGTAAAATTGACAAATTTTGTGAAGTAGTCATCTCTTACAACAGCTCTACGAAAGAGATTCTTGACACGCACAGTGTCAGAACTACCTTGTCTATCATTTAGTAGAGAGGGATAATCTAAGTTTGGAATGTTTTTAAAATAGTTAGCCATCAGAAACCTACATCGTCGTCTGAGAATCCTTTCAGATAATCTTCATCATAAAGAGGAACAAGTTCTGAAAAAGCCAGTGTGACCACAGTCGTGATTGGTTGGCTGTCTGAATCATAGACAGCATATCTACCCTCTCCACCCGTATAATCCACAGAGACATTAGTAAGTGCACAAGTTTTAAATTTATTTAATCCTTTAATATCTGAGGCAGCACCAAGACCCGAAGATCCAGCTTTTCGATATTGAAGACGAAATATATCTGGAGTGCCAAGGAGAAGATTTTTAGAGCTAGCACTAACCAGTCCTTCTACTGTGACACCTTTTTTAACAGCTGATCTCTCTTTCAGAACTCTGATAATGGTACGAACTCGCGCAGATTCCCTGTTATTTCTTGGACTGAATCTGATTGAAAATTGAAATGTTCTAAGACTTGGCCCTGTGAAAAGAAGTTCAAGATTTGGATTTTCAATTACACCACCGACTCTAGTGATTGCTTGGTTGACATCGATATTTACC